ACTCCAACGGAGTAAAATTTAACTTGGCAATATCCAAATCGTATCGCCGTCCACAACTTGTTTCAAACTCCAACGGAGTAAAATTTAACACCATGCGCTAAGGAGTTAAAATGGACGTGACGA